ATCTAAGATAAAGAGTGCTGTTAAGAAAAAAGCTCATAAGGTTGCAAGTAGAGTAAAAGGTGCTACAGCTAGATACCAAGGTACTACAGTAGATCGTAAGACAGTTAGAGGAGTCACCAAAACTAAAGGTGGTAACTACCCTAAATATGCAAAAGGATCTGCTAAAGGCAAGGACTTTAATTCTAAGTTAAGAGCAGCTCGTAAAAAGAAGCAGAAAACTATGACTTGGGATGGTCGTAAATACACCACTGGAGTTAAAAAAACAACTAGAAAAGGTAACACATATACTAACGTAGTTGGAAAAGGATCAAGATTGAAGAACGTGAGTTCTAAAATGAAAGCAAATGCAGCAGCTAGACGTAAAAAAAGAGCAGCTAAAAAGAAAAAATAGGAGAAGTAATGGCTAAAGATAAAGCAATAGAACTAAGTTTAATGGAAAAAGCTGAACAAGATATGCAAAGCATGGTTGAACAGCACAACGAACTTGTCAATCAGTTACAAGAACTGAATGGTAGGCTTACTGAAGTTAAACAAATGATAGTTGAACATCAAGGTTATATGAAAGGTTTAAAAGCATGTAACGATGGATGTGAAAAAGATGCCTAAATTAGACTTAGTAACTAATATTATTGACAAAGTTGCTGGTCATGTAGATAAGTTTACATTAGACAAGCAAGAAAAAGCTGAATTAATTGCAGAAATTAATAAGGCTCAAATGGAAGTCAATAAAGTTGAAGCTGGTCATACATCGAGGTTTGTCAGTGGCTGGAGGCCCTTTACGGGCTGGATTTGTGCCACTGCACTCGGGTATCACTACATATTACAACCTCTTTTAACTTTTATTCTGTATTCATTTGGACACGCAATAGAATTACCAGTGTTTGATATGACTACATTAACTACAGTACTTCTTGGGATGCTCGGTCTCGGGGGGATGCGTAGTCTAGAAAAAGTTAAAAGATCAGCTTAAGGAGAGTACATGAAACTCAAAAACCGTGGTATTATTATACCAGACCAGCATTATCCGCTAGAGGATAAGGCTGCAGTTAATTGTGCAGTTAAAGCAATTAAGAAGATTAAGCCTGACATCTTTGTTAATTTGGGAGATGTGGGTGAGTGGGAGTCAGTATCTGCGTGGAGATATAAAGATAAAAAATTACCACCACTAGAATACCAGACTCCTTTAATAGATGAAGATATACGATTAGTAAACGAAGGACTAGATGTTTGGGATAAGGTATTGGAAGAAGTTGGATGTAAGAAAAAGTATTTACTCCAAGGCAACCACGATCTCTGGTTGGATAATTTTGTTGTTAAGTATCCCTATATGCATAGGTATAGTTTTGTTGAGGCGTGTAAGATAAAAGAAAGAGGATATAAATATAGTGAATATAATCTACCTATACAAATTGATAACCTCACTTTCTTTCATGGTGCCTATGCAACTACGTATCATGCTAAAAAACATCTTGAAGCATACGGAGAGAATGTAATTTATGGACATACACACGACCTTCAAAGACACACACTTACAAAATTAGGTGGAACAATAGGAGCGTGGTCTTTGGGTTGTTTAAAAGATATGTCTCATGAAAAAAATAAATGGCTAAAAGGTAGGCTACACAATTGGGTGCATGCATTTGCAGTAGTTGATTGGTTTACTGATGGTACATTTAAAGTAGAAGTAGTGGAAATAGTAAATGGAAAAACAAGTTTGTGGGGGGAAATAATAGATGGCAATGAAGACAACTAACAGTTTAAAAGGTAATCCTTGGAACTCTACAAATGATAGAAGATTGCACAATGCAAAAGGTAAGCGTGCATCTATGAAGATGAAAGGAATGAAAACTCGTGCCCAAAGAAGTATTAGACTTAAGAAATTTTAGTGGAGGATTAAATAACAATACAAATCCTAGGGACTTAGACACTTCAGAATTTCAAGAAATAACTGGATTAAGTATGGAAACACCAGGTAAATTAAAAATATCTGGTTCTGTTGCCGACTTACCTCATGTTAGTTCTGCTGATGAAGAAAAGTTTACGACTACACTAAACCATGGCAATGGATTGTTTCACTTTAATAGTGACAGAGATCCAAACAATGGAGCTTTATCTAATACGGAACTTTTATTAATTAATGATTTAGCTAATCATAAAGTAAAAGTCTTTGATAAAACAGATGGTGCATACGAAACTGCTTCCGATATAGACTATGGGTCAACAGCAACTACGGTAGATTATTATGCTGTAGATGGGCAAGTTCGTGTATCTGCAAATAGTCAAGATAATACAAATAATCAAAACAAATGGTATGGCTATATTAATCGTGTGTATGATTATGGCAATGATGATGTACATGCTCATTTAATACAAAATGTAAATGCTTTTACTGTAGATAATGCATATCCAGCACCATTAAAAAGTGGAACTCATTCATCTCCAGAGGGTTATGGGTATCAAGTAAATCAATTACAAGATTACCAAGTTGGTAATACAGATTTTTATGGTACTCCTAATAGTCAAACAGAATTACTGTTTAATAGAAATGCTTCTATTTGGACTGTTGCAGCAAGTGAAATAACTCCATCTGGTACTAACAAGTTAGATACATTAGCAACAGCATTTAAAACTTCCTATACTGGATGGTCAGATGGTTATGGTCCTCTAGGTTTGTATATGTGGTTTAATCCAGCAGATCAAGGTACAGCTGACGAAGCTGGTGCGAATATTACAGCCTATGCTAATAGCTTAAATAAAAAATATAGTATATGGGTTTCTAATATTTATGATGATCAAGAATCTAACCCTACGCATGTAGGATATATTAAACAACCTCCTACTTTAACAGCAGATAGAAAAAGAAAACTTTATTGGTCTGTTATCGGTAGAATACCAAATAAAAAGAGACAAACAGGTTTTAAGGTTTATTGGGCTATTGATGAAGATGATATAGTGGGTATAAAATATTTATTTATTGAAATAGATTTCGAAAAAGGTATTAGACAGCCAGGTACTGACGTGTATACTAAGATGGGTATGACCGTACAAAATAATTCTGGTAATATTAGTGCTGATGACGAAAAAATGTATGCAACAGGATCTTCTTTTTCCACTAATCTTACACAATCAATAAGAGGTTCTTCTAATATACAAACACTATCTATTCTTGAGCCTTATGTTGAAAGAGGATATAATCCAATTGGTAGGGCTGGTACGTGGTATAAAACATCAGTTATCCTAAATAGAAGAGCATATGTTGGTAATATTAGGTATTATGATATAAATAATAAGTTGCAAACTGCTAATGATACAGTGTTGAAATCAGAAGTAAATGAATTTGACACATTTGATAGAGATAAAAGATTAGACGTAGAAATAAATGATGGTGACGATATTATAAAACTAGCATCAGTAGGTAGTAAATTGTTAGAGTTTAAAAGAAATAGTTTATTTGTTATTAACTGTAGTAGAGACATAGAACAATTAGAGGCTACCTTAAAATATAAAGGTTGTGAAAAAGATTATCATGTAGTTCAAGCGGAAGGATTTGTTGCTTGGTTTAATAAGTATGGAGTATTTCTATATGACGGAGAGCAACTAAGAGATTTATTAATAGGACCTACTGGTCAAAAAAGATTTAAAGATTGGAATACACAGTATTATAGCGATGATGCTTTAATAGGTTATGTTCCAGATAAACAAACATTAATTATAGCAAATCCAGCGATAGGGAGCTTAAATAATAATCCTAGTGGTGGTATACTAGAAATTGATTTAAAGACGCTAGGATGGTCATATAGTGCGTCAAAAGCCAATGCTGTAGATGTATCTAACTTTATTAACGTTAATGATGGAAAGTTGGTGTGGTTTGAAAAAGATGGGAATGATATTGAATTAAAATACTACAATCCAGAACCTTCTTTAAAGGGCGGGGGAAATACTACTGTATCATTAAAGACTCCAGCATTTGATTTTGGAGATCCTAGTAGAGATAAAACTATTACTACGGTATATATTAATTATAAAAATGGTGAAGATATAACTGTAAAAGGATTTACTGATGTAGCAGCAAGTAACGATGGCTCTGCATTTAGCAGTGTTACATTGGGAACATTGGCAGGAAATAATGATACTACCAATAGAAATGCTAAATTTAAGGTAAGAGGTATAACTTCTGCTTTTAAAAAAGTTAAAACATTTGGTTTAGAGTTATCTGGCTCGACAGATCAGCAAGATTTTGAATTGAACGATATGCAAATAGTTCACAGAATAAAGACGGTTAAATAATGGCAAAAGCATTACAAGGAAATAAAAGGAAATATACAGAAAATCTATACAGTGAATCATACGCATCTAATGCGAGTGGTAAAGGTTCTATTGTAAGTACTGCAACAAAAACAAATGACTTAGATCAAAAGGTAAATACGCAAGTAAAGATTACTACTAAACCTGCGAATAGAGACGGATCACCTGGTGATAGAAGATTGGTTAGAGAAGGAGACACTGTGTATATATATTATAAATTAGAATCAGAATGGTTTAAAACCGAATTGGAGAAAGCATAATGGCAAGTTTAATAGATGTAGCTATGGCACAACACGATACAGATGTGTCAAAAGAAGAATTGAAGATGCAACAAAAGATAGAAGGTAGTAGAACGATTAAAGCTTTAGATGATTTTACTGCTATGTCCGAAGGTGCAAAAATGGGTTTGAGTGTATACGATATGGGAGCTAATATAAAATCTGCCGCTCAAGGTTTTAAATTTAGAAGAGATACTAGGAGACAGCATATAGATAAAGGTGTAGAAGGTGGAATGACTAAAAGAGAAGCAAGGCAAAGCTGGCGTGAAAAAGGTAAGCCAGAAGCATTAAAAAAATTAGGAGATGCTAGAAGTCATGCTTCAAAAATGGAGATGGCTGGAAGTGAATTGAGTGAAAGCACTTTAGTGTCTATGTATTTAGAGGGAACTAATGTAACATCTACCGCTGTGAATTCTTCAGGTGAGATCGTAGTAATAGACGATAAAGAAAATGGAACTCCAACAAATGCAGGAGATTATACAGACGTGCAAAATATGGGAACTGCAAAAGATGCTATTCCTAATAACTTGCAATATGGACAGCCAGGATATTTTGGAGTTAACATGGTAAATAAATTTCTGAACTGGAGATCTAGAAGAAGAGAAAGAAAAAATCAAGGCGGCGGCGGCGGAGGTGCTGGATAATGTTTGGTTTTTTTAAAAAGAAAGATCCTTTTATGGAAAAACTATTTGAACATTTAAAAGATCGTGAAGGATTTAAGCAAAGTGTTTATTTAGATACATTAGGTAAAGCTACTTGTGGTATTGGACATCTTTTAACTAAAGATGAGAAAGAAAAGTATCCTGTAAAATGTTTAGTACCAAATGATGTTATAGATGAATGGTTTAAACAAGATGTAGATACAGCTTTAAATGCAGGTAGAAGAGATGCTAAAATATTTTGCACAGACAATGATGATGTTATAATAGGTTTAGTATCTGTTAATTATCAGCTAGGTGCTAGTTGGAGTAGAAAATTTCCTAAGACATGGAAACATTTAGCACATAGAGAATATGATGAAGCAATACAAGAGGTGTTATATAAAAATCCACCAGATAAAGAACCATCGAATTGGATTGAGCAAACACCTGTAAGAGTAAAAGATTTTATAAAAACAATTGAATTATTAAAGGAGATTCATAATGGCAAGAGCTGAACAGTTGCAGAAAGCAAACAAAAAAAGAAAGCAAGATGAGTTAGAGCAAAAAATGCACGAAGAAGGAATGGACTCTGGTGTTTATAGAGACGGTTGGGAGTATAAACAATTACCACCAGAGAAGGGTTTATACCACGAGCCAGAAGAAGGCGATGATACAGGTGGAACTATGTACAATGATGATATGGACAAACGTCCAGATACATTGATGGTTAATAAGCCTAAGGTAGATCCTCTAACTAATGCAAAACGTAAAGCACAGGTTGATATAGCACCTCAATTCGGTGACGTTTTTTGGATGCGTTCTGTATCTCCTAATGTAGATTTTAAAAATTTGAATAAACTTACTAAGAAAAAGGAGAATGTATAATGGGTTGGCAAGTAGCAATGGCAGTAGGTGGTGCAATACTTGGTGGTTTAGGCTCACGAAGAAGAAGACGTGAAGAAAGAGCTAGAAGATCTAGGGAAAAAACTGTTGCACTTAGAACTCAAAAAAGTTTACAAGCATCAGTAACAGATATAAGAAAAAAATATCAGCAAGAAGCTGGATTCATGAGACAGGGTTTTGCAACGCAGCAAATGTCTGGATTACAAGCTTTTGGTGTAGAGATGGAAGGTGCAAATCAACAGATTGGTAGTACGGGTTTGGCTTATGGTGGTGGAGCAGAAAGACGAAAATCTTTATTAGAAGAATCTATGCTTTTACAACAGCAAGACGAACTTACAAACGTGCAAAGAGATTTTGCACAATTAGGTAGACAACAAATGTCAGAAATGAGAGATGTTCAGGTAGGGTTGTTAAACCTAGAAGCACAATCAGCACAGAGAGGTTATAGTATACCTAGTCTGGGAGCTGATTTCATGAAAGGAAAACAAACTAACTTAGGAGGAATGGTATAATGTCAAATTTATCATACACAGACAATTTTTTAAATTCACTTTCTAGAGCTAGCAATAGCGTTACAGGTTTAGTTCAACAAATAAAAGAACCTAGTTACGAAGAAAAGGCTAGAATAGATACTGAATCAGAGAAAAGTATATTAGAAAAACAGGGTGAAGTAAGAAAGGATACTGAAGGTTATTTACTTGGTGAAAAAGCAGGCTTTGATAAGATGCTATTGAACATGGAAAATATGGCTGACTATGAAATAGCAGCATTAAACGCTGTTACTTCTATGAAGATTCAAGGTTTAAAGGGAGAGCAAGCATTAGCTCAGTTAAAGCACACAACTGCCGAAGAAATGAAAGATGCCCAATTTAAATCACAAGCTGCATTAGCTGCTGTTGACTTTTCTTATGGAAGCTCTATATCTAATCCAGAAGAAAATCAAGGAGAAGGATTCTTCGGTACATTGGGCGGCTTAATACCTGGTCAGGGGACTTATGCTAGATGGGCAGTGAAAGATAAGACCAGAACAGAGCAGTCTATGAAAGAATTTAAAGTGCAATCAGACCTTATGAAGACTCAGGGATATATGATGTTAAAAGAATATAAAGCAAATCCTGACTCTCCAATGGTACAGCAATATAAAAACTTATTATTAGATGGTATTTCTAC